GTCTCTCGGAGCAGCGGCAGCCCGGATGAGCTGGCGGAGCGTCGACCTCGCCGTAGCCGCCGTCGATCGTTGACTCCTGTTGGTCGAGGTCGTCGCAGATCGAGCAGACGCGCTCATCGTTGGCGGCCGACCAGACCTTGATGGTGGCGGCCGGATCGAGGTAGCCGTTGGCGACCGCTGCGTTCCAGAGCCCGCGCTGGCCGATCGGCCGAGGCGCGGATCGTCTCGGTCCGGGCGATCAGGTTGGCGCGCTGGCGGAGGAGCTGACCGCTGTACTTGGTGTAGAGCTCATCGGCGCGGCTCGGATCGGTGCCGGCGTCGAGCTGGGCCTGGCGGAAGGTCTGCGCCGCCTGGGCCTGCGAGGAGGTGAGGCCGATGACGCTGCGCAGGAGCCGAGCTTGGGAGTAGGGGTGCAGCCCTTCCTCGAAGCCGCGGAGTATGACTCCTTGAATCGCCGCTCTTGTCTCCGCGTTGATCTCGGTGACCAGGTGGGCGGTGTAGCGGCCGGCGGCGTCCACTGCCAGCGGGTTGGGCAAGGCGAAGTTGAAGACGTCCGCGGCAGCCGTGGTGGCGCCGAGGCCGATCAGCTTGGCGATCATGGGAGCGATGGCTGCCTGGAGGGCGATGCCGAGCGCGTTGAAGTCGATGTGGGTGTCGTTCAGGTCAGCCTCGAGCTGGCTCAGGTCCTGGTTGGCGGCGAAGTCGGCCGTGGCCTGCTCGATCGCCTTGGCCATGGGGTCGACGTGGTCGTCGGTTGGATGGCTGCCCTTGGCCAGAGGGCGGAGCTGAGCTTTGCGGTAGACCCAGCGCCGGCCCTTCACGCCGCAGCCGGTGCTTCGGTCTGAGCCTCAGTCGCCGGTGCTGGGGTGTCCGACGCCGAGGGCGCCGCCGCGACGGTCGCGGTGGTCCGCAGCGCGCCGGGCCCATGGGCCGTGGTGTCGTTCGGTGCGTCGGCGGGCTTGACCACCCGGGTCTGGGGCTGGAAGGCGGCGTCGATGCCGTCCTGGTCGACGGGGAAGCCGCCCTGCTCCAGCGCGAAGCGGTAGATGTCCTTGTCGGTGGCGATCGGGAAGCCGGCTCCGGCGAGCGAGGTGATGTAGGCGGCGAGCTCGCTCAGGTCGACGTTCTCGACCTCGCCATGGATCAGGACCGGCAGCTTGTCGGTGGGCATGTTGTTCATGCGGAACAGGCGCGGTACGGCGTGGCTGTTGAAGGTGGCGGCGAGGGAGTCCAGGAAGGAGCCCATCGCGGTCGCCATGGTCGAGGTCTTGGTGTCGGCGAGGGCGTTGGAGCCGTTCGCCTCGTGGCCGAGGAGGAGCACGTCGGCCATGCAGCTCATCAGCATCTCCTTGCGCTTGCGGTCGATGATGCCGTTGGTGTCGAACTGGCGGCGGCTGCCGGTGGAGAGCAGCTCGAGCTTGTACTCGACCAGGCCCTTGTCGTTGTAGCTGAGCGGCATGATGATGCCTTCCTGCTCATCGCGCTTGACCAGGGTGATGAGCTTCTGGTAGGCAGCCAGGGCCGCCTTCTTGCTGCCATCGGCGTTCGCGTCGAGGAGCTCGGGGGGCAGCCAGAGGACTGGCATCCCGGCGAGGTCGCGCTCGATGCCGATGCCCTCCAGGTTCTCGATTCGCTTGATGAAGAACCAGGGCCGGTAGGCGTTGCGGTAGATCGACTTGCCCTCCGGGTTGGCCTTCCGGGAGGTGGTCCTGAACAGCAGCGCCTTGTCGATCGGGATGAAGACCTGCTGGTAGCTGGGCGGTGACATCTGCCACATCCCCTGGATGCCGCCCTCCTCGTCGAACTCCCACTTCCAGAGCGTGTCCTGGGCGCGGATCGAGAACTTGCGCCAACCGAAGCGGCCGTCGTTGAACTTGCTGCGCTGGGTGGGATCGAGCGAGTCGCCCTTGCGGAGCTTGTAGACGATCTCGTCGTAACACCAGCCGTAGCTGAGCATCGAGAGGGCCTCGGCGATCGTCTCCGCCCAGGTCTGGCTCATGTCGTCCATGCACTCGCGCAGGTACTCCGCGTTGGCCTCGTCCTCGGGATCGTCGCTGAAGGGCTGGACGTCCCAGCTCACCCGTCGAAGGAGCATCTCGAAGGTGATCTGGATGGCCCCGATGATCGGGTCCTGCTCGACCATCTCCTTGACCGCCTTGCGCCAGCGGTCGCCCTGGAGCTCGCGCAGGAACTCCTCGTAGATCCGGCCGGCGAAGCGCTTGAGCCCGGTCTGCCCGATCGGAACGAGGGGATCGAACTTCTGATCGACGGGCGAGCCGGGGGTGTTGGCCAAGTGAGTGCTCCTTGTGGCGGTGTGGAAGGGGCCTGCACCCCAAAGAAATGTCTTGACACCGGGTCTAGACCGGGTGTAAAATAGAGACATGAAGAACGAGAGAATCGGCGCCTTGGTTGCCTTCGATCTGTTCGGTCGTCGCTATGAAGGCGTCGTTGTCGGTACCTTCAGCCCAGAGACGCTCCGCGTCCGAGTGGGAGGCGCGGACGGGCCCGTGCTCCTCATCGGCAAAGGGACGACGAGCGCGGTCGCCTGCCCTGGTGGCTGCGGCCAGTCGGAGGCCGAGTGCGAGTGCAGCGCGAACATCGAAGAGGCGATGGAGGCGATGCGGTCTTGAGCGCGCTACTCGGCTCGGTCCTCTCCATCAGGTCGGGTCGCTTCGAGCGGCCGAGCCCTGAGTGGCTGGCCATGGAGCGTTACGGGGTCGGCTGCACCTGGCGGGTGAACCGCCCGAAGACCTGGCACGTCTGGGACAAGTGGGCGCTGGACATGGAGCTGGTGGCCAGCGGCCTCACCCAGCCGAAGGCGACGGCGCTGGCAGCTCGTTTGAATTCCAAGGAGGAAGCCGCATGAGCCCCACCATCGAGGTCATCCTCTCCGAGAACCAGATGGGCCGCTGCATGCTCGCCGTGGAGGCGTTCAAGGGCGACGGCAAGAGCTACCGGCTCTGGTGGGTGGAGGGCGTCGACGACCCTCACGGCAAGGGCTACTGCGGGATCACCTGCAAGATCGCGGTTGACCTCGCCAATGGCTACGCGCTGAAGGCCGGCCGGACGCTCGATGTCACCACGCTGGGCTTCGGCGTCCATCCGCGAGTCCTGTACCTCTGCGCCGCAGATGCCGACGACGTGCTGTTGGCGAGGGCTACCTAGCCGACCCAGGGCGAGATCCGCTCGTTGGACGACAGGGCTGACGATGGCGCCGGCGTTGCGGCGGAGGTCGTGCCAGGCCCAATACTCGGCGTCTACGAAGTCGAAGGGCGGCACCTTGGGGAACCGCTTGAGTGACCGCTCTGCCAGCTCGTGCGGACCGAGGACGTGGATGATCTTCCCGTTCTCGTAGTCAGGGAGCATCAGCTCGGCGCGGCTGGCCTTGCTCAGACCCATCGATCCGGCCTTCTCGAACCGCAGCTTCGGCTGGTAGTCGAGCGGCACCGTTCCGTCAGCCTTGAGCGCATCGAGCGCCTCCTTGAAGGCTGGCCGCCAGGCGTCACCGCCGAAGTCAGTCTCGATCCCGAGCCCATCGGCGCCGATCTCATGGCCGGTCTTGACGAGCTTGCGGAGCATCTCCTCGGGCGTTGTGACGGCCTCGTAGGCCCGCAGTAGGTAGACCTGCTTGTTGGCATCCACGCCCATCGCGCAGAGGGCCTGGCTGGCGCTGTTGTCACCGCTCGAGCCCGCGGGGTCAGCCCAGACCACCTTGCGGACCAGGTCGGGCACCTCATGGGGCTCGCAGTGCCGGTAGCTGAGGTGGCTGAAGAGGCCGCCCTCGGCAACCGAGACGTCGTGCTGGCACTCACTCAGGAAGGCCGAGATGCCGATGTCGTCGAGGAGTGCCTGGCAACGCTCCAGCCCGAAGCCCACCCAGCTCGGTTCGCCGCCGCGGATGAAGTAGCGGTGGCTGGCGTCGTCGAGCTCGTAGGCGAGGTGCTCGACAGCGGGGATCGGACCGGAGATGAAGCGGTCAGCCAAGAACTCGGCGCGGCCGTCGAGCAGCCGGCTGAAGACCGAGTCGACGTGGATCAGGTTCTGGACGCCGAGCACAGCGCAGTCCTCTGAGCCGGCCGGCAGCAGCTTCTTGGTGATGGCGCTGATCTTGCCCTTGATAACCACCGGCGCGTCCATCTCGGAGTCGACGTCGTCGAGGATGATGAAGTCCGGCCGCTGGCTCTCGACCTTGATCCCGCGAGCTGCGGTGTCGAGGCCGAGAGCGTCGAGGGTGAATCCGCTCGCGGTCATCAGGCGGTTCTGCGTCCAGCCCCTGCTGACCGAGAACTTGTTCAGCTTCCGGCTGGCGACGGTCGGGTAGAACTCCTCCACCTCGCTCAGCTCAAGCATCGCGGCCACGTTGCGAAGGTGGTCGTTGGCTAGGGGTTGCGTGCCACAGACATAGAGGCCGTACCTGCGGGTCTGCTTGACCGCCACGGCGACGCAGGCGGCCTCGGCGGTGGTCGACTTGCCGGCGCCGCGGGTCCAGATGGCGATGAAGGGCTGCGG